AAGGGAATGTCCGCACTTAGCCGTGTTGGTGTAACTTTAACAGAGACACAAAAAGAACTAGCAAGAAATGCAGTGTCAACAGGAGATGTATTTAAGGCGCAAGGAGTTATTCTTGATGCTGTTGCTGGTCAGGTTAAGGGCGTAGGTGCCGCTGTTGCGGCTAACACGCTTGCGGGTGAGCTAGATAGTGCAGGTATTGCTTTTGATCGCCTAGCTAGGGCGGCTACTGAGTCAACTGGCGCATTATCAACATGGCAACAAATCGTAAAAGGAGCGGGGGTGGCGTTTAATGGGCTTGCTTCTGCTATCGAAGGTCCTGACCTTGCATCCTTGCAATCAGAGTTTTTAGAATCTTCATTTGCACTTGCAGAGGCTCAAAGCAACTTAAATGAAATCACTAACACTACGAGCAGGAGATACCGCAGACAGGCGATTACTGTTGAAAACTTGCAGGTTAAAAATGATGAGCTGCGCGAGAGTGTCACAAAATTAATAGATGTGCAAAATTCGCAAATAAGAGCCAGTGGCGAAGCTGCAAAAAAAGAAGTAGAGGCAAGAAAATCCATTGCTGAACAAGTCAGGGAAGAGGGAAAGGCTGCAAAAGATGTCGAGGATGACAAGTTAAGAAAAAAACAAGAGGTGGCACAAAAAGAAATACAGCTATTAAGCGCTTTGAATGCGACTAAGTTAGAGCAAATAAACACCCAAGAGCAACAAAGACTTGAAAAACTAAGAAGTATTGACGCAACATTTATTGAAGATAAAGCCGCTTTTGAGTTGGCAAAAACTGAAATTGAGTTAAACGCACAAATGCAGCGTGATGCTCTAGCACAAGAAAACCTGAGCAAGTCAAGAGAGAGGTACGAGGAAGAGAACGCGCTAGCAATAAGTTTAGGTGAAAATATATCTAAAAGCCTTTCTGATGGCTTTGTTGATGCAGCCTTGTCTGGAAAAAACTTTGGCGAGGTAATGAAAAGCACAGTTCAAAGCGTGTCTGCCAGTATATTAAAATCTGGTTTAGATCAGGTAATTCAAACGCAAATCATAGATAAGGTAGTTGGCAAGGCGTTTTTGGCAAGCAAAGCAGCAGAAACCAGCGCGACAGTGGCGCAAGCAGGGCTTAATACATTTGCTTCAATATCTGCAATACCCGTTGTTGGACCTGCGGCGGCACCGGGCGCAGTAGCATCAGCAATATCAACGGCTACATCATTGGCAGCACCCGTTTTATCAGCGGCGGCAGCTCGTGAGCAAGGGGGGCAGATACTATCAGGGCAATCAACATTGGTTGGTGAGCGCGGGCCAGAAATCATAACCACAAATAAAAACGCAAGGGTAATGAACGCAAACCAAACAAGCGGGGTGCTCAATTCTGGCGGCTCACCACAAGTAAGTCTTGTCGTTATCGACCAATCAGGCGGACAAAAAGACTTCCAGCAAGAAACGCAGGATGATGGTAGAATAGTTCTATTAATAAGAAATACTTTTGCTGATGATGCTGCTAACGCTAATAGCCAGATATCGAAATCAATAAGTAATAATTTAGAAGTGGAGCGCAGACGATGAGTGATTACTGGTGGCCACGAAGCATAAAGCCATTAACAAACCGCAACTATTCAATGAGGCGCGGGAGTAACGTTATAGGCTCTCAAGTTCAAGGCGGCAATGATAGAGCAGCACTGAAATACTCAACCGAGCCAGTGCCCTTTAATTTAAACTTTATACTTAGTGATGGCGCGTATAATGCCTTGCTTAACTTTTATGATGTTGCCATTAATCATGGCGCAAGCTCATTTAAAATGATGCTCGATAGCGGCACTGGCATTGTTGAACATCAATGTATTATCGTTCCTAACTCGTGGAATGCGGTTAGGCCATCTCATGGCACATGGTCGCTAGCATTAAGAGTTAATGCAGAGGTCACACCGTCACAAAATGAAGTTTGTGACAACCTCTATCAATTATGGGATTGCTATGGCGATCAGTCTTGCGCGTTAATAAATGCGTTTGAAGATTTTGTTAATGGAACACCGAAACTATGACCGCCGAATATGACGCCTATGTCGAGCTATTAAATTCAAACCCTGAAAATAATAGTGAATTTGAAACCGTATTGATACGCCATAGTAAGTTTTCAAAAACTCATTATTATGTTTTTGATTCAGTTACGCTCAATGCCGCGTTACAGTCTGGTGTTTATGTTGATTTTCTGCCTGCTAACGCAAGTACAACGAATGCCGAAAACAGCAACGACCTAGACCAAGCAGCGACTTTTACTCTTGGCGATTTAGAAAATAATCTTGATGATGAGCTAGATAGAATACCACTGGGCGACACTGAAGATATCATTATTGGGTATGGCATTTACACTACCGGCAACCTTGATCGCCCTGCTGCATATGTAGAATATATCGTCGACTCTATACCACAAAAAGAAGGTGCTTTTTCTATACGATGCGGCGCGCCAAAACTTAACATAGATGAAACTGGTGAAATATTTGATTATGACAGATTCCCAATGCTGAGGTACATATGATTGATTTTTATATAGGAAAGCCATATTCCTTTAGGGATTTTAATTGTTGGGATTATGTCGCGCTAGTAAGATCTGAAAACGGAATAAAGACACGCAAATATCAAGCGGTTAACCTTGGTAATGCATTTGAAATAATAACGGCTGAGATGCAAAAGCTAGGAAATGGGCTAACTCTTGTTTCAAACCCTGCTGATTTTGACATTATTATTGCGCACAAAAAAAAGGGCGAAAGCTTGGTTTACCATTGTGGATTGTATTATAAGGGCGAGATCATGCATTGCGACAGAAACCTAAAGCAGGTTGTCGCGCAAAACTATAAAGAATTCTCACAAGGGTTTGAAGGCGTGAAGATATGGCGATAATTAATTTATACACAAAAAAACCTGAAGCAGAAGAGTTTAATTTACAAAAAATCAACTATGACGGATCTGTTATTGGCTGGATGATTGAAAACATAAAAGACGGCCAAAACTTCAAGGTGTATGATGGCGAGATAAGCAAAAGCAACGAGATAAGCAGAAAGCCAGAATTAATGGAGCTTACTGATAATGTGAGCGTGTTTATATTGCCTGGTGATGCAGTTACCGCTATTTATCTGGTGGTTAGTGTGCTTGCTGTTGCGCTACTCACTAAAAAAATAAAACCCTTAGCAAACATAAACAGACAGCAACAAAGCCCAAACAACTCTTTTTCTGAAAGAGGAAACAAGGCTAGACCAAACCAGCGTATAGTTGATATATGCGGACAAGTGCGCAGCGTTCCTGATATTTTGCAACAAGAGTATTCATACTACGATAACAATACAGAGCAAAGAATTGGATATTACTGCATAGCTAGAAATAGGGTTTTGCCAGAAAACATCAAAGAGGCAGATACGCTTTTTAAAGATATCGAGGGTTATTCTGCTGGTGTTTACTTTCCTTATTTATCGCCAAACAACTCAGAGCCCACATCGCAAATAGGTGAGATAATAAATAAACCTGTTGTTGGTGTCTATCAGTCGCCGGATGCACAAAACCAGTCATTAAAAGCGCCAAACTCAAATGTGATTGAGTTACAGCCAGAGATTGAGATAGAAAGCACCGGTATAATAAGAAACACTACTGGCGAAAACAACTATGCAGAATACTTTCAAGCCGGCGACAAAGTAAATACTATTGATTTTTACGGGTATTTTCCAGCCCCAATCCCTGGGGACCCAGAAAATACAGAGCTAGAAGAGTTCAGCCTTTCACAATACACAGTACTATCAGTAACAAATAACCAAATTCAAATTAATGTATCAGAAGATCCAAAATGGAGTGAATTAAAGCCATCAACGCAAGCACTGCCAACAAACACAAACCCAAAAATAACACAAATAGAGGCGGCGATTGTTGGCCCGTTTAAAATAACATCAGCAAAAATAAGTGCACTCCTTGTTAATGTTTTTGCTCCTAACGGCATGTACAAAGAAAACGCACAAACAAGACTTGTTACAACAGTTAACTTTAATCTTTATTATCAATTTCTGGACGATAGCGGCAACCCTATTGGTTCTCAAATTACTGTATCAGGAGCGATATCAGGAAACGACCAGGACGAAAAGGGGGTTACTGTTGGCGGCGTTGATGGGATAGATTTAGGTACTGCAACTTATGTTGAGTGGTCACTGGAGCGCATAACGCCGATTGATTATAATTTTGATGGTAACATTGTAGATGAAATAAAGCTTGTTAGTGTTTACGGACTGGTTGACATAAACAAAGCAGATTTTGGAAATGTAACAACAATACAAACTAAGCGCGCAAGGCTATCACAAGCCACGGCAATAAAAAGCCCAGAGTTAAACTTGGAGGTAACAGAGCTTTTGCAGAGGTACAACGGAACAGGGTTTGATGCTGTTTATTCAGCTAACACGCAAGCTATGCAATCATTAATACGCATGGCGTTAGATCCGTATATCGGAAGAAGAAAAGAAAGCGAGATTGATTTAGATGGTTTTTTATCAATACAGGCTGAAGTAACTGATTATTTTAATAGCGCAGAATCGGCAAGCTTCAATTACTCTTTTGACTCAACACAGATAAGCGCACAAGAAACGTTCTTAACCATAGGCGCAGCTGTGTTTACTACGCTGTGGCGTGAGGGTGTACTGTTGAAGGGATGGTTCGAGAAACCGCAAACAGTGCCCGCAATGGTTTTTACGCACAGGTCAAAACAGGCAGGTAGCGAAATATGGAAACGAGACAGAAACAGCGCACAAAAGAAAGACTCTATCGAGTTCACATACACTGACAGCAAAACATATCAACAAGAAGTGCTTTATTTTCCGTCAGATAGAAGCGGCAAAAACCCGTTGCGGGTAGAAATGCCCGGCGTTAAAGGACTGAGCTTGGCCACTTGGCAAATGATGCGAAGATATAACAAGCTACTGTATCAAGAAATATCAGTTGATTTTACGTCAACGTCAGAGGGGCGCTTTGTAAAGCCTAAGCGGATGATATCAGTAGTTAAAGGTACGCGAATCTTCACTTATGACGGCGAGATTGTATCACAAAATGGGCTTGAGTTAACCTTATCACAGGCCGTTCAATTTACAGAAAATGATGATCACTATTTAATTTTAAAGCAGCGAAACGGCTCTACTGAGTCAGTTATGGTCGCGGAAACGCCAAACCCTAGAGTCATCAATTTACTACAGCTTCCGAGCGAAGATATTTACACAGGCAATAGCGAGCTAAGGACGGAGTTCAGCTTTGGTAATGAAGCTAGGCTATCTGGGCAAATGATTATACCCGAGGAGATTTCGCCTGTTGATCGTCAATACGTCAACATAAAAGGCGTTAACTATTCCGACTTGTATTACAAGGATGACCCAACACAGCCGATAATCGGCGCGTTCTCTGACGGTTTCGATGACGGCTTTAGCTAAAGCGGAATAAAATGTATAATAAAGCAACTAACAAAATTAAGGTAATATTATGGCCTGTTCAGACCAAATAAGCACACAAGATTTAGAAAACGCAAAGCTTGACGCCGTAACACTAGCTGAAATAGCAACATCAAGATCAGGGGGTGTATCAACTGGCAC